GAAGAAGCAAAATGGTTATCACTAAGGATAAACATCGTACATCCTCCAGACACGAGAAGGCCCCGAAGAGCAATCCCGGTAGTCGACGTAACCCGGCGGAAAGTTGGAGCTTACGCTCACATCTGACCTTAGGCAGATCCGTCTTATCCAAGGGTAAGACTGGACGTCGACTCGAAGGGTTGATTCAAAGAATCAGCCTTCTGTCTGGAAAACGAAAGTCGCCACTTACAATGCGCATTAGACAGTTCCAAAAGAACTGGCCCGCAATTCGAACGTGTCTCGACCTGGTCTTCGGCAAGACTGGGAACCCTAAGTATCCTCTTAATCGGCGAACGCTGAAAAAGAAGATGCAATGGCTTCTCAGGTTTGAAGAAGATACAGGGAGAGCTGCGAAAGAAATGCGAGACGATCTACGTGGAAAACTATTCTCGGGTGCAAATCCAAGATTAGCAAACCGCGGTAAGACCGACATGGCACTATTCTTAGGTTCGTCCATTGCACGTGGTCTCCTCATTACTCCCTCTAAAGCCGAAGTAGATGTCGAACTTGCGCAGTGCAGCAAGAGGATAACAGAGACGAGAAAGCCGATCGATAGTCTATTACTTTGCGAACTCAGAGAGTTCATCAAAGAAATAGTACCTAAAGAAAAGGCAATCCCGAATCTGCCACCTCCTAACGCCAACGCATGTTACGAACGACAGAGCGCTGAAGGCGGAAGTGCAAACTTCGTCTTCTCACGATACCGGTTCGCACAGCCTGACGAATCTCAAGAAGAGAATCGAAAGCAAGTGCAAGCCCAGTACCGTCACGCGGTGCCCAATCATTCCTGGTCTGACGACCGGAATATTGATCTATTCGACTTTATCACGAGTGTAGAAGAGCCCGTGGGACTCAAGACACTGGCCGGATTTTTCGAGGCAAGTGCGAACCCTCTCCTACAAACTGGTAGTCCTTCTACTAAGTTGAAATACAACCGAGCAGAAGCTTTCCAGCGAGCAGTAGAGGATCTTCCTAATCGGAAGCATGCTAAATTGCTAGCAATAAAGATGCCCGAAGGAAAGATTCGCGTTGCAACGATCCACCCTGCGGCAGTGAACTGGGTCGCCAGTGCAATGTCCAAGCGTACAATACCGGTGTTAAAGAAGCTCAGAGCGTATCGGCATATACTCCATGGCGAGACTGTCAAGATACGAGCAAGGCGGAACAACCGCAATCTCGTCTACTCAGCAGACTTGTCGAAGAGTACAGATCCAATAAGCATCGAGCTTTCTCGCTTCGTGCTAAAGGCAGTTGGAGAAGAGTTAGGCCCTTGTCCTTGGTGGAACGACGCAGTCGACAACGTGATCACTGATCACGTTATAGACGATGTCGGACCAACGACATGCGGCGCCCTAATGGGGGTAGGTCCAGGATGGACTGTCCTCTCCATCCTCAACTCCTTCTGCGCACGACGAGCCGGCATGTACGA